GCGCGATAGGATTTTTTGTAGTACATATTAATATGTACCAAAAAACAAAAAGTGTACTAAAAAGTGTACACCCTAAAGCTATATATACCAACACTTCTAGGTCAAAAGTACACAAAGTACACTTTATTTCATGAAAAAAAATATTTTTTTTTAATCTATCACAGAATACTATAGTAATTCTTTTTTTGCCCCATTTTTACCATAATGTAGATCCATTACTGCCAATTTATCCTCAGCAGACGCAATAACATCAAGTAATTTGTCTATTTCTAGGGTTATGTCAGGGTGTTCAGGTATCACTAACTCATGTTCACTGTAACATTTAATCTTATATTTAGCGTCTTCTATCTCTGCCCGATACTTGATCTCCATGACTTTTCTTAGTCTGTCGTTCATAGTTTCTCCTTTAACTCCTTCAAATACTCCTCATTCTCTTTTTCCGTGTTCCGTTGTTCTTTCTCATCGAATTTTAGTTCATGGTACATGTCCAATCTTTTCAAGAATTTATGTTTATATTGCCTTAATTCTGCCCCTTCAACGACAAATTCTTGGTAGTAAAGGTCAGGGGTACAGACCATAATTACGCCTTTATTGATCTTAGAGTTATGGACGTAATCATGAGCCATGGCATATGCAGCAATTTGTAAATAGTAATCCTCGACCCATTCCTTACGTTTTGGCCTATTAGATTGTTTAAAGTCTACTATGGCATCTTCCCCATCATGTATGCAGACCAAATCGGTTTGACCCGCATACAATCCAGGGTAGTACATAGTGACCTCCGATCCATAGTATTCGTCAACGGGAGCTAGACCAATTTCTATGACCTTCTCTGCCATTGTCTTAGCTTGTTTGCCAGTATCCGTCAAATCCTCGTAACCAATGTCTGTAATATGTGATTCGAGATACTTATGCATGGCAGTTCCTCTCACGCTTGACAAATTCATTATTCGGTCAGCTTCCTTATCGCCAACCTTCGCTCTCCACTCTTTTAAAAATCCCTGATCCTTGGTCCGTGATAAAATACTCGTGACACTTGGCAACCTGAACCCCGCAACATCATATATTCGACCACTATCCTCGTTTATTTGTTTACCGGTAGCGTATTTATATTTTAAGTTTTTCTTCATACTTTCTACATATTCTACTAATTATTTTTTCTATTTTTCTATCCTTTTTATTAACAACAAGATGTGGAAATACTTTCATATCCGTTAATTTATTCATCCAGTGTATTATTCTATTTCTTTTCATTCTAAATCATCAAACCTTTTAGGCTCCTCCTTTTTCTCAATTACTTTATTAATTATAAAATAAGCTACAATAGCACCAAAAATCGTGGCACCCATACCAAATATAAACATACCTAGTCCGTGAAAAAAACTCATTCTAAGCTCATATTCCTTTTATATTCATCTAAACTTACAACTTTTCCATTCATCACCTCTAACTTAGATGAATAATGATCAATGATTTTTTGTATTTTATTTAACTTTACATGAGCATATGGCCATAGCAGCCGAGCTACAAAATAAGCATCTCGGTGTTGACACCGCCAACGCCATTGTTTTTTCCAACCAACAGTATAAGGGGTTTTATATCGTTTAGGATTTACAGTTCCAACACCCAAAACTTCATTAATCCAAATCAATATAGACTTATCCGTCATGGCTATTTCCATTCTTATAGACCAAGTTGGATATGGTTTTTTATTATGGGGTCTTTTTCTCATGTATTGTTTGTAAGAAACCGAACCCTCGCCATCAAAAAGCCCCGCGATATAGGCTACATTAGTGTCTTTCATTAGTTAATACTATCGCTGCTATTGTTATTAATAGTGCCATCTGTTGATATTGTTTCGTAAAACTCACCTTCCGAGTCACAATCCCAACATTGATGGATCTCACTATTCTTTCTAAAATCTTGTGACGTGTCTCCTGTCGCCACTCTTATGTAACCATTGCCATGGCAAGTGTCACAAATAAACTTAACTACCTTTTTTAATTTTACCATTTAATTTTCTCGCTTCCTTGTTTGCTAACACTTCTATTGTTTTAGATATCGATAATTTGCCATCGGGCAATAATACCTTCGACAAAGCTTCTAAAATAGAATATGTTTCTTTTTGAAGCGAAACATTTTTATATTTACTCATGTCTGTCATGCTTGTTTCCTTTCATTGTTAAGTAGGTTATAGATTATAATATAGGATTGTCAATGAAATTTTTATTAACTTTAATAATGTGCTCAGGAGTTGCAAACACTTGTTTACCACCATTTCAAGTAGATCAAAAGTTTGATGGTTTATATAACTGTTTAATGTCTGGATATGCAGAATCTGTTGCAAAAATTGAAGAAATAGGTCAAGAAAAGATAGATACAAACCTCATACACATAAAATTTTATTGCACTCCAATTGAAGATCAATTGACATAATTGATATAAAGTGATAGTGACGATTATCTTCTCACCATTACCTACCCTAAAATTTTAGTTCCCTCTCTATACAGGGTAGGTGTTATCTCATTATACACCCAAAAAAATCTCCACTACCATCGTTCATCACATGTCTATTGATCGGTGCTTCGTGGTACGTGGTCAGTTTTAAACGAAGAATGTCACAAAGATCGAAAAAATTTAGCTGGCCGAATAACATTACATCTTTCATCATTTGTTTTGTCACTGGAACTAGAGTGTACATTCCATCGTTTAGTATTATCAGATCCATAAAGACTTCGTACTAATTGATACCATTGTTGTTTATACTTCAGATTCTTCGTCTTGTTCCAAAGATTTGCTACCTCGTTTATCTTTCTTTGAGTAATCATTCTTTTTATTTCCCCATTCAACTATTTTTTTAACACCATGGCCTAATAATTTTACATTTACACCATAAGGCTTCCAGGCTTTACGCATGAGATTGAGCTCTAAAACAAAACTACTCCATTGTTTTTGGCTTATGCCTTCTACGTTAAGTGTTATTTTTTTCATTCTTTCGTAACCTCCTCATCTCTTTATGCATTTCTTGTAACTCATACACACTACAGTTCAGAACAAAAAAAGCAAGATCGTCTCTCATTTCTGTTTGCTCTTGATAGGCTTTCTGTTTATTCTTTTGCTGCACTTCGGGTATGCCCCATTTAGTTTGATCTGTCATTTTTCCATATCCTCCGTTTTCAAAAGTTTTATGTTTAACTTTTCCGCTGCGTCTATTGCTTTGTTAGTATATCTTGTAGAGGATATTATCATCATTTCTATGTTGCATTCATCAATATCTTTTTTTTCAAGATCAGTTGAGCCTTTTAACTCTCGCACCACATCTGGCCCTATTGGTTCTCCAGAACCTATGTAGTGTTTACATTGAACAAATATCCGTGATCCATCCTTCTTGATGCCTCTAATATCTATTCCACCATCGTAATTATTTCTTTTATATACCTCATACCCTATACTTTTAATATATTTCCCACAGTGTTCCTCAAACCCCGCTGGGCTCATTTCCAATATGCCTTCATGTTTTTTGAAATCTTGATCTGGACAATATAATAATCCATTTAATGATCTCGTCCTATATTTTATCTGTCTTTGAGTCATGTTTTTCTTTCCCCATATAGACTCTTTAACATACGTATAATTTTGTGGAATATAAACGTTGTTGCTTTCTGCTAAAACTAATTGCGTTTTAGATGGTTTCATTCCATTAGGCAATCTTCTTATGTGTGCCCTTCTCTCACCAGAAAATCTTCTACTTTCATTATAAAATATCTTCTCTCGTTTTTTCTGCTCTTTGTTTGGGTCTGTTTTATATTTTACTCTTGGCAAATATATTATTCTTTTTACATTAGATTTAACACCAGTTGGAACTCTATGTCCTCTGTAATTCATTGTGCTATCTCTTTCTATTAAAACCTTCCAATCTCTTATGCACGATGCTAATTTAACATATAAACGATTAAACATCTTTTTAAGATTTTCTGGCTCATCAAATATCTGCTTTCTGTTGACTAACCAATATCTGAACTCATTTTCTCCCTTGCAATATATTTCAGAAAGATATCTATCATTTTCATCGTGCAAAAATATGTGTATAAATTTTTCAGTTTCTATAAACCTTGCATATTTAAAGTTAAAATCATCCTGCAGCTCAACACAAGCATTATAGGGTATCAATAGACCTGTCTCCTGATTCATAGCTTCTTTTAATATAAGAGATACTTTATCCTTAACTTCTTCATTTAATTCATGTGTCTCATTATATCTATTTGGATAGTGAGGCGAATTTCTAAACTCTTCAAAATGCTCCCACATATTTCTGTTATTAAATATCTCCCCTTTTTCTAAAAAAAGAGGAAAGTCTAGATTATCAAGTTGCCCTTGTGATATTGAGAAAAAATCTGAATATTTCCAATAGTATAAACAATCTATTTGTGTGGCATTATCAGTGTTTATATACTTTCCATGAGGTAATTTGATGCCTTCATCCGTGTAGTTATGCATCAAATAAATATCTAAAAAAATTTCTAACAGATCTTGAGCACTAAATTGATTTATATCTTTTCTTTCTATTCGATTAACATACATTTTTTGTTTATGTTTTTGTATTAAATTTAAAAATTTATCTGTGGGTTCGTTTAAAGTTTTAAAAAGAATATCTGTTGTATCCTGTATACTTTTACCCTCTTTAAAATTACTAAAAAATGCATCTATACCTTTTTCAGGTATTTTTTTATTATTAAAGAGATAGCCACTCATATAATTTATAAAAGCAACTAATTTTTGAGTATAAGTAAAAGTGTAACTAGCTTTTAACAAATCTATTTTACTTATTTTTTTTAATTTTTGTAAAGAATAATCTTTAAAACCTTCTACATCCACCAAACTTGATGGAGAGACATTATGATAGGCTTTTTTTAAATGGTTTTTATATTCATCTATATAATCAAATAAACCATTCATTTTTGTTATATCATCGTACAAATGTTTAGGAAGACTTTGATATATTTTTAAACCCTCATTATTTAATTCATCTTGTCCTGACACAAATTCTAAATTTTGTGCTAAATTATTATTTTTCTTTAAATTTACTTTAAACACCTTATTTTTGTGTGCTTTAGTAAAACAAAAATACACATTAAAATTATCTTTATGTTTAATTAATTTATCTGCAATTTCTTTATTTACATAATAACTTTTATTAGTCGTCCTAAATATTGGTTCAACTACATTTTTAATTTCCTCATTTTTCTTTTCATGTTCATATATAAAGAAAAAATGATTACCTTTAGGGGTTCCGTTTTTAATTACTAATATACCATCTTTATACGGTTGAACCAGTTCACCATATTTTTGATCTTCTTTATTTTTAACTATGGAGTAATCGATATCCTCTATTTTTGGGACTCCAATATCACGAATATTTGGATCAAAATTTTGATCTACAAACCCTTTTAATAAACTTAATTCAAATTCACATGCTTGATTAAGTGTATTAAAGTCCCCACCTAAATTAAAATTTACTATATTACAATCAGAACTTAAATCGGTGTCATAAAATTTTTCTAATTTTTTTTGATCTATGTTATATTCACGAGATACCTTATCTATCGCAGCCAAACGCGCTGCAGCATTTAAACCCCTAGAATTTTTTAGTATTTCTTTTGTTGATAACTTATTATGTAGATTTTTGTTTTCTTTTTGAAACGTCTCAAGGTTGATCTCGTTGTTATTAAAACGTTGTAGTAAACTATTGCTATCTCTTTCAAATTTTTTATTTGTATAATTATAATCTTTCATATCCTCAATGTAGGATATTAAGTGATATATGTCAATACTATTGTTTTCTCCCCTGACGGTTGTAGGGTTTATACGATCTTTTCTTATGTTTATTCAGTGTTTTTGAGTGCCTTCGGGGTCTTTTTCTAGGCTTTGGCCTTGGTACAAAGTTTACAAACTTACGTTTCGCCATAACCAAATAATTTGGATAGATTTCTTAATGGTGTCTTTTCTGTCATTGCGGGTAAGTAACTTATCTTGCCATTAACGTGTTGTTGTAGATCAGCTCCGCAGCTAATACATCTAAACAACTCTGGCGTTAGTCCAACAAGTATTGTTAACTCATGACAAGTCGGACATTTTCCGTTGACTATCTCCGCTTGTAATTTTATGTAATCGTCTATCATATGCTTTTTTAGACTTTACCACACGTTGATGGTATCGTCTATCCTTTAATTGTTTTGCGACTTTATTCGATGATGAGTTTTTTGATTGATTTAGATCCATCAATATTGTCTTCTAGTTCGGCTTTACCTTTCCAACATTTATAAGTAACAGACTCTGAAAAAGTTCTTTCAGCTTCACGCTTACCTCGTAAACATTGTGCCATTCCTCCAACCTGTAAACGAGCTTCTTTAATTTCTGCGTTTACAAACATTAGGAGGGCCACCACACTTTCAATCATTGTAGTTTCCGTTCTTATATCCTAGATCCCTGTTGGCATCTTTTAATTTTTCTATGTCTTGTAATACTTTATCCATTTGTTTTCTTAAAAACTCGATGTTGACTTTGTTCAACGCCATATTTTCTATGTGTGCGTTAAGCTTATCCGTGGTCTTATAAAGATCTTCGATCATCATGAACTGCTCCGAGTCCGCGGGAAGCGACCCAAGTTGGCCCCGCGGCCATTTGATTCTAAACTCTGTGTTTTCTACTAAATCTTTCTGCATTAATTCTATCTGTGTGCTGTGTCTGTTGAGCGTTTCGTGCAGCCCAAAATATGCCCAAGTTCCGATAGCCACCAGCGCGATCAAAGATGCAACCGTCTTCATAGGCATCTGCACAGCTGCCTCTTCTGATATATTTAGTGGTTTCTTATTCATTTTTAGGTTTTGGTTTTGGTAGTATAAAGTCTTTTGAGTCTAGTTTCAACGGTGTATGATGAGCTGGACGCACGAAAATAG